GCTCGCACATCGTCCGAGAACATGACACCACGTTTACCGGTACTAAGAAACGACCGGTTAACTACACAAGTCCCAATCCAACGGGTACCTCTGAGTATGGCAGCTAGAAAGACTGCCTGCGTGTTGTTCTCTGTTCTCCTACACCAGGTTGAATACTGGTTGTAGTTTATGCGAGGCGTCAATTCAATGACGTATTCTCTCATCTCCCCCGTGTGGACAGCGGAGAGGAGGTGACGCGTGCTGGCCGTGTTGGCCAGTAGTTCAGTGGGGTGGTACCCCACTATGGGGCTGCGGCTCCGTTAGGAGTCACTATGCCTCATGATGCCGTGAGTGTCAACACCATTACGATGGGTGACGTGCACAAGCACGATGCTCACACGAGTGGATACGAGCCCCCGGGATTTTACACCATCCCGGACAAGGTTATTCTCTACCGTAACACATTAATGATGCCTGCGAGTGTGAACAATCCGAAAGACGCTAACGGGGTTCGCCCTATTAGTCCTTATTGGATCAAGCGCATTCTTATTCAGGCACGCCCCCGCGCCCTTACCCAGGTTAATCCTGGACCGGGTGTCTTTTGGGGTTGGTACACGAAGGAGAGTACTTCGGTCTTTTACATGCCGGCGGAGTTTCAAATATCCGATCCAAATTGGACGTTTGAGTTCGCGTTAGCGGGACCGTTAGTTCGTACCAATGTTGATGCTCTCGCTCGAACGAAGTTCTTGAACAACCTGGGCAACCGCTCAGGCAAGGATCTCGTCGAGTTAGGTGTCGCTGCCGGTGAACTGCGCGAGACCATCGGTCTCGTCACAGAGCTTGGCTCGTCAACGATCAAAGCGATAGGTTCTGTCGCTAAGGGCGTGAGTCAGGCACCGGGCACCATCGGTAAGGCTTTGTACAACCTCGAGAGATTGGGGTTTAAGGAGACTGCCCGCCGTTTCTTCAACGGTGACACTCGGCTGCTTGAGAAAGTAGTTGAGTCGTGGTTGGTGTATCAGTTAGGGATCAAACCCCTCGCATATGATGTCTACGATGCTGAGGTATACTTGCGCAGTCAGGTCGACCAAGACTATTACCACTTAGATGTGGCGGTCAAGGGAGGCGCTTCTACGACAGAGGACGTGCAGCTGGATCACCATACCTATGGTGTCAATGGCAGTACATTCGCCATTGCTGGGCTTTATCGCCAGTACACAGCTATACACTACTCGTGCAAGTATAGGATTCCTACGCAAGCAAACATGTCACAACAACTCGGGGTGAATAACCCCGGCTACGTGGCGTGGAATTTGGCGCGTTTCACCTGGATTGTGGATAAGGTCGTCGATATAGGCGGCTGGCTCCATAGTTTTACCGGGGCTCAGAACACCCTCTTCCAAGAGGGGACTAAGAGTGAGATTCGCCGCTCCAGCTTGCTGAACCTCATCGATATCACCGACCAGTATTTCGACGTCGGTCCAGTTATTGGGTTGAACCCGATGGACCCGCCGTTGGTACAGGTTGAATGGTTTAATCGCGAGGTGCTAGGTTCGGCGGTTATGCCGTCGTTCCTGCCTGGAGTTAAGAACAAAATGGGACTAGTTCAGCTTGCTAGTACTGTCGCAGCCCTGACTACTTTGTCAGGGTCCAGGGTCAAATGGCCCAATCCTGGGATAATCTAATCCCATTACTAGGACACCAAGAATGTCTAACATCGTGCTCGACACCCTCACCTACGTGGGGGAAGGCCTCTTGAACGGCATTAGCCGGTTTGTGGAACGCAGTGCGGGTGTGGCGCGGTTCTTCCGCGTTCTTACCTCCTCTGTTAACTACAACAAGACATCCGAAAGGGTGACCGTGAAGTGGAAGTTGGTACTCCCCTTCCCGGCGGCTCCAGAAGAAGAGTGTCCCTGTGACGGCGCTGTGCCGTTTGCGGATACCATCATGAACATCGACATCCGTGTCGATGGTCGTGCTTCTCTGGCGTATCGCGAGGATATCGTGGATGCGATCCAGGCCCTCGTCTTGACAACCCAATTCACCGGGACCATCGAGACGCTGACCCCTGCCACCTGACCTCTAACAACTAAGTCAGCAACAGAAGGATTACTACCATGGTATCAGTAAGAACCTCAGGTCTTACGACTGACACGCGCTCTCCTTACCGGACAAAGTCCGGCGGGAGCAAGGATTCGGCGAGCTTCCCAGCTCGTCCGCCCTTTGTGTCACGCTCGCGGTCTCAGCGGAATGTATCCCGCTTACATCAGGCAATTCGATCTGCATTTCCAATGCACGATTTGCGTGCCCTCTCGAGCTCTGCGATGGAAGAACATCTCCGCGTGGCGCTCGGTGCCTCAGACTGGCGAGAAATGAAGGATAACTACCTTCTCGCGTCAGTTTTCAAGAGGTATCAATCTGTTGACACCGATAATGTGGAAGCGCGAGTTTCTGCTGCCCTCGATAAGTTGATGGAGAGTGAGGTGAAGTGTGCGGAGACCAACCGGGTGTTCGCAGGGGGCCTTGACAGGTCCAATGCGCGTATCCCGATGAGTTATCTGCCGCTTCTTGCACGGGCGAGGAAGCACGTTGCCCGCATCCTCGGCCAGTTTCGACTGGACGAGCTGCCTAAAGCGTGTAACTTCACACCTGGTGCGACGACGGAATTTACCCGAAAATCAGGGCAACTCCATAATAAGTGGTCCAAAGCGACACACTGTACGTCGCGAGCTATGCCTTACGTTGAGGCGTTCATGCGCTGGTCCAATTTACCGGGTCTCCAGCGTGTTCTTAAGATCAATGAACGTAACAGCGTATTCACTGTACCTAAGAACTTCGATCGTGACCGGACGGCTTGTAAGCCGGTGACATGGAATGGGTTCCTGCAGTTGGGACTCGGCACTATGTTGCGTCGTCGGTTAAGGAGAGAAGGGCTGCTGCAGCCGGACGCCCAGGAATATCATGGGGTCTTGGCTAAAGTTGCCTCGAGCGTGCCGGGTCTTGTAACACGGGACCTAGCGTCTGCGAGCGACTGTGTCGCTTTAGGATTGCTTGAGGTGCTGCTACCCGCGGATTGGTTCAGAGTTATTATGGACCTCCGGGAGCCGACTGGGATCCTGCCCGACGGTACAATTGTCGAGTGGGAGAAGGTTAGTTCCATGGGGAACGGTTTCACTTTCGAGTTGGAGACCTTGGTTTTCTACTCGTTGGTGAAGGCTTGTTGTAGCAGGGAGAGCCTGGTTAGCGTTTACGGGGATGACATCATATTCCCCGCTCTGCATGCCGACAAGGTCGACGATGTCCTGACTTTCTGCGGTTTCGAAATAAACCTCAGTAAAAGCTTTGGACCCCCATCGTTGTTCAGGGAGTCGTGCGGAGGCCACTTCTTCGGTGGTAACAACGTAAAACCATTCTACATAACACGCCTACCTACGACCATTGGGCAAGTGATAAATCTGCACAATGACGTAGTTCGATGGACGGGTGACCGTCCTCGACCTGAGACTCCGCTGTTTGACATCTGGCGGCTCTGCCGTGAGATCGTTCCAAGGGAGTACTGGGGCCCCGCTCCGCACCAAGGTGTACTTTGGGCGGAATGGGATGAGGCACGACCTGCTTACCATCCTGATTATCAGGCGTGGCGAGTTGGTTGTATCAGCTTTGTACCGCAGTCGCAAGACTTGCGGGAACGGGTGGTCGTTGAGACACTCTATGAGGATAGCTGTGACCCTGAAGAGGTCCCGGTTGTTGTGAACCAAGACGAATTGTTTGGTGCATACCTCCAAAAGCTGTGGTGTTGTGATCCTCTACCGTGGGAATCCACAGAGACTTCTATCTACCGGTCTATGACCGATAGGGAGGTCCGTACGTGGACGTACTTCGATAGAGCGCAGTGGAACAGGCTAACGGCGGAAACGCTTTGCACGTAGCCGT